TTGCGGTTATAATTCTCTTTGCCATAGTATTATGCTGCTATTTGTATCGGACGCCAATCGCCCTCAATTAATCGGGCACAAAGGGCCTCGCAGAGAACCCGCGCCATATTGACCTCGACCGCGTTACCGATGAATTTCTTTTGATCGGCCTGTGTCCCGACGAGAACGTAATCGGGGGGAAAGCCCATGATCCGTTTCAATTCGGGAATGCGGAGCATCCGCATCTTTATATCGACGATGCCGTACAACGCCATGAATCGCTTGATTTTTGCCATCGCCGGACTGTCGTCAGAGGTTATTGTGGTTGTGCTTTCTTGCTGCTCCATTCGGCAGGTTACGAGCTGGAGTTTCGGATTGGTTGTAACCGTCGGTGCAGGGCTTTCGATGTCGCAGGGCGCTCCGTTCCCGTACTGCATATCCACGAACGCGAGCCTATCCCTTGTGGTCAGCGTCGGCGCGGGTGCGTCGATGGAGTGGTTATGCCCGTTCCCGTAATATGCCGTGATGAACGAGTGATGATCCCATGTCGTTATTGTCCCCGCAGGCTCTTCGACCGAAACGCATTTGCCCTCCGGACTGCCTCCGTAATGCTTGGAAAGGAAATTGACCTGCGCAATGCCGAGCCTATTCTGCGTTGCAACGGTCGGGCAAGGTTCGTCGATGCTCGGTGCGTGGTATTTCCCGGTTTGACTCATCGAGTTCCATTTCACCAAGAATGCCTCTTTGCCGCCTGCAACAAACTTGATGAGACCCGCGTAGATGCGTTCGAGGGTCGCATCGACGAGCGGTTTCTTGCGCCCGAAAATACTTTCGCCCTCATCGGAAAAGTCCAGCACCTCGCGCACGGGCTTCCAGCGTTGCGTCCGACCGAATAATCCCGTTGCGCCGTCCTTGCTGTGCGTCGGTTCGGGGAACACTATCGGGAGGCTCTCTTTGGCGAAGATGCCGAAGAATCGGCGACGAGTGGTGTATGCCCCGTAATCGGCCGAGTTTAGAATCCGATGCGCGAACCGATAACCGTAGCCGCAGACATTCGACACCCATTGCTGATACAGCCGTCCTGCATCCTTGCTGATCGGCTTGCCGCTCTCGTCGAGGTCGCCCCATGACATGAACTCCTCGACGTTCTCGATCTGAATGTAGTCGGGGTTGATAGCCTCGATGTAGCGAAACAGATGCTCGGCCAGCGTCCGGCTGTCGGCATCGCGGGGCTGGCCACCTTTGGCCTTGCTGAAATTCGTACATTCGAGGCTGGCCCACAGGACGACGAACGCATCGGGATATTGCCGCCGCATTTCGGCGATATGAGCTGTCAGCGGCGAGAGTTCCAGCGTGCGAATATCCTCCGTGAAGTGCAGCGCGTCGGGATGATTAGCGGCATGAGAGGCAATCGCATTTGCATCATGGTTTACGCACCCGATGACCTTTGCACATTGCCGTCCCTCATAGCGGGCATTCTCAACGCCGGTAGAGGTTCCGCCTGCTCCGCAGAATAAGTCGATGTATAGCAGTTTCATTCGGCGTCCCTCCCCTCGATATGATAATTATCATCTGCCAAACAAGGCATAATGATAATCTCGATATTATCATCGACTCGGAAGATGCAAGGTCGCGCTGGGTCTTGATGAACGCATCGGACTTCATCTACTCCGATGATTTCCATCGCTTCCCCCAATATTTCGAGGAACTCGGCTTTGATGACGATACGTCTGATTCGGATCGGGCAATCCCCGTCGGGGATCATCCGCCCCGTCTTTTTGTATTTTACATGCGATGTATATCCATCGCCGTAGCATTTGGGACAATCGTGATATTCATAATGATAATGCCCGTCACTATCTCGATATTCCCATTCAACTTCACCCTCTCCGTTGCATTCCTCACATTCTATATTCTTGCCGACCTTTTCCTTTTCCTCGACTTGGGGAATGCTTGCTATCGCAGTTCTGATGTCTTGCAGGCCGATAATGAAATTGCAATTATCGGCCGGAAAGTCAATGTTTAAGCCCTCGATTTCATTGTATTTCCCGTTCAGCGTTTCCGCTTTGATTCGGATCAGGATATGAGCTTCGGTAGCGCATACATACCCGTTTTTGAGGTATGGGGCGGCCATATCCGGCCGCATATCGTTTTCTTTATCGTAGAACAGGGATAAAAGTTCCTGCTCGTTGAATTGATATTTCATATTCCGTTGCGTTGATTGATAATTTACTTTAATTCGGGATTATCATAAATATTCCCGATGACCCACATCTGATATGAATCATCAAAGCAGTCGGAGATTTGAAAAACATCAACATCCCCGAAGTTCACGACGAAACATCCGTTTTGCCATTCGACAACTCCGATGCTTTCAAATTTGTCGGTAAGGACATCACCCTCATAGACCTCTCTCGCGTTCTTGTCCGTGAATCCGGTGTGCTGCCCGATGGTGGCAGGATCAACCTCGTATTCGATAAATGCTCTTTTGCCTTTATGCTGCAAATCGCCATATACCCACATTCCGGTATTCAGGCTTTTCCCTCTGAATTTAACTTCTCTCATCTTGTTGCGTTGAATGTGGTTATTTTACGATTTTATCCGGTTTGCAGTCAAATTCCCAATCTACGTCAGTTCCGTAGCAGGTGTGGATTTCTCCGATGTTCATCCCGCATCCGATTTTCGCCATCTGCACGGCCTCCTTGCGGGTGTGGGCGCGAATCTCGAAAACGCCGTCGAAGATGAACCGGGCCTTGATTTTGTAAATCCGCTTTTTCGGTTCTTGCGGATAGGTTTTGAGCTTTGCTTTCAGCCTGCGGATCGTCGCCCGCGCTTCGGCTCTCTCTTTGGAGGCTTGGATGTCGGGCATCTTGCCCTCCAATTCTGCGATGCGTCGCTCGATTGCCTCCGGTTTTAATTTTACTTCTGTCCCCATTGCGTTGAATTTTGTGTCTTTGCGCTGTTTTCTGCGATATGCCGCATTATTTCGGATTATCCAACCATCTTATCGCCGTTACCTGAAACTCGCGGCAAATCGCCTTAATTTCATTTATCCCGATAGGTCTCATTCTTAAAAATGATGACTTCGAGCATCTCGTTGAATCGGTCTGCGATGCGATTGCCGTACTTCTCGCGGATTTGCGATTTCGTGAGATTGGTCGTGATGAACGTGAAGAGCTGCATGTTGTAGCGATATTCGAGCATATCGACAACCGGATTGAGGACGTTCCCATAGTCGAGAACCTCTATCGGTTCGCGCCCCATGTCCTCAATGGCGATCATCGGCATATTGCGTAGGTTACGGAATGCCTCGAAATCCTTTGCGAACATGGCTACCTCCTTTGCATCGACGATCCGAATGCCGGCCCGCTTGCCCTCGAAATGCCCTATGTCGTTGAGCCAATTCACCGCCGACTGAAAGGCATACAGGAGGGTCGTTTTGCCATTGCCGGGTACGCCGCAGAGCATTACCCCGAACTTGGCATCGTCGCGGATCAGGAATGCGGCCAGCCGTTCGATATTGGTTTTGGTCGCTTCGTCCTCGATGAATCTGCGGTGGCGATATTCGACCTCCGCCTGATATGCCGCCAGCAGAATGTCCGTTGCCTGCTTCAAGCTCACCGACCACTTAAAATTTCCCCTCGTAGTCTTCCGGGCGAGTAGCTGTCGCCTCAGTCCCTCGACGTTTATCACATGATCTTTGTTGATTGATCCCATTTCGTTTGTTGTCTTCTTTTTGCCACGTTGCCACCGCCGCGCGCCAGTTTTTCATCTTGTTTTTGCCGACATACCATCCCTTGCTCTCGTAAAAGTTCACGAATCGCTCGGCATCCACCGTGTACCCCTTTTCCCTGATATAAGAATCAACCTCCTCGATAGAGGGCGGGGAAAAGCGTTTTTCGCTTTTTCCACTTTTCCCCTCTCTATTGTCTTTTATATTCTTATTATTCTTATCTTCTGTGCAGGGGTCGTTGCACCCGTCGTTGCAGGGGTCGTTGCTTCCCTCGTTGCATCCTGCTGCGCTATTCTGCTGGTAATCATCGTAATTAACTATTGTAATCATCGTTGCACGGGTGGCAGGGTGTTTCGCGCGGCTTATCATCTGATCTGCTTCGAGGAGAGATAGAAATTTGAGGATGGTATGCTCGGACGGCTTGCGCTGCACCCCGTTGTCATCTTTGTATGCCCACCGCTCGCGGAGATAGTGGACGGATGCGATCAATTGCCCCCGTTTGATGGTTACGAGGTCTGATCCAACAAGGCGTTTGCTATCTCTCCATTCGGCGAGCATCAGCAGGTCGATCCACCACTTCAATTTTCGCGGATCATTCCATATCCAATGCTCCCGAATGGTTTGATATATTTTTATCCATCCTCCCATCATCTATTTCCCCACGAAAGCAAAGTAGATTTCAGCGAATTGTTCACCTGCGTATTTCGCCAGCGCGGACGATTTGAAGCAAAGGCGAGACCCGATATACGCAGACGTACGCGAGGGCGCGCGAAGCGAACCCGCAAACGCAAAACCGGCATACGAGTGGTTAATCGCATCACCGCCGAACAGGACAACT